AGTAACACTAGTTTGATCTCGTTTTATATTATAACCAACTAAGTTCTCATATTTATAACCAACTCCATTTTCTTCTTCTTCTTCGGTTAGTATTTCTCCTGTTTCTACACTTATTTTATCTCCTAGTTGTCCTAATTTATCCTTAAACTGTTCTTCTGCAATTTTATTTAAATCTCTTTGTAATGAAGGTTGTGCTTCGTTTATGTTTATATATGGATCTATAAAGCCAGCATTTAAAAAATCTCCCTCTTTTGAATAAGTTCTTTGATCCAAATACTTTAATATTTCATTTTTAGTATATTTTTTACTTACCCCTCTACCAAGATCATTTAAAGCATTAGCAATATATTTAAATAATGGAGGATCATTTTGACTTAGATTAGAATCTTTAATATATTTTCCCCACTGTTTCTTGTTATAACCTTGTTCTGGAATGTCTATTAATGCTTCATCAGCCAGCGTTAATACTTCTTCTGCTTTTTTCTTTCTTCTTTCGGAAATAGTGCTTTCAGATTCTTTACTAGAAATACCTTTAGTATTGTCAATTTCTTTTAGATCTGGATTCTTATTTAATAACTCCTCAAAAGTAATACCTTTAGCAATAGCCATGTCATTCAACTGAGTTTGAGTATATTCTTTGTTATTAAACAAGTACTTTTTTTCTGGATCTGTGTCTTTTAGTAAAGTTTTATTAGTTTCTTCATCTTCTTCTATTACACTAGGTCCTTCCATAACATTGCTTTCTATCACTAAGTCCTGCGAATCAACATCTTCTCCTTTGTCGTTATAGTTAGCTTTCGCGTTTGATAAAACACTAAATTTATTTTGTTTTTTTAACTTTAAGTCTGGGTTTTTATCTAATAATTCGCTAAAAGTAATATCTTTAACCTCTGCCATGCCAGTTAATTCATCTGTAGTATAATCTACGTCATTAAAAGTATATATATCTTCTGCCATTATTATTTACTAAAAATTTAGACCTGTTGCATCGGCCTCTTTAAGTTTTACTTCACCAGCTGCCATAGCTTCTTTTTCTTCTGTACTAAGATGGCCATCACCATCAGTGTCCCCGTTAGAAGGGTTTGGTAAATTCACACTAGTTGCACTAATATTGGGGTCATTTTCATCTGGTAAATTCCCGCTAGAATTAGGTTCCGGTACAATAAATTGTTTTTCATAATCTAATATCAAACCATTAGATAGAATATTTCTTTGCCATTGTACGATATTGCTTTCTGCGGCTTCCCCTTGCTCATCACCTATATATGGTCCAAATCCAGCTGTTCCGTTTTTCTCATATTCAGCAAAAACATCTCCTACATCAACCGTTCCTTTATCTAAATTATCTATCCAATTAGTACCATACCAAGTTTCCATTAAACGTCTTTCAGTTTGATTAAGATCCTCAGATTTTTTATTAGAATTTTTTATTTCATCTAATTTTGTTATATTCTTTTTTAAAGCATTTCCATATAAATTCACTGCAGTACTTGAATTTAAAGTATTGCTAAAATCATATCCATTAACTCTTTTTCTTAAGATTTCATTTACTTTTTCTGGCTTATCAATTACTTCTGTTTCTTCAGTTATATTACCTTGTGAATCTTTAACTTCATTAGTAATAGTTAAAACATTGTTTTCTAATCCTTCTCCTAATCCTGGGATTTCAGTTTCTTTATCTCCATCATGCATTATATTCACAATACTAGCTGGATCTCCATGAGTAGGAAAAAATTGAATTGGGTTATTAGGATCTACTTGACTCTCTATTAATTGTTGATTATTCATTCTAGCTGGTAAAGTTTCTATATAACCAGCATCTTCATCGATCTCTCCATTTTCATCTAAAATAGCTTCTTTAGTTCCTGGTATTGTCCAATATATTTCTTTAGTTTTAGGATCATAATTACACTTTACATTCTTTCCGCCATTATTTGCAAATTCTTCTCCAAATATAAAATTAGTATTCTCTAATCTATCTAAATCTAATGAATTAGGTTCTCCTTGTGCTGCGCCCTTCTTACCAATACTAGCATATTGTTTACTTAATACTCCTTGAGTTTCTATACCGGCCGAAATTAGAGAAGGCAGCGTATCTAAATATGCCATCGTTTCACTACATTCCTCACTAGGATTCATTGCACATTGGTAATACTGATCTTTTATTTGTTTAATAACAGCTTTGGTACTACTAGGTGCACTAGGATCTTGAGGGTTAAGACCTGCTGAAGTAAGCTTTTTATTAAGTCTATTAGATGCATCCATCTTCAGCTTCTGCTTTTTAGCTTCTGTTTTTTGATTAGCATTAGCTCTCGCAATTTGTTGCTTTTTTAAACCTTCAAATTCCTTTTGAATAGAAGCATTAAAATCATTTGTAGCCTTAGTTCTCGCAGTTAATCCTTGCTCATCTTGTATTATTTTATAATCTCTATACCCCATTTTTATTTGTTTTATTTAAACCCCATCTACTCCTGCCGGTATAGTACTTGCAATGTTACTGCTGCCACTTACTGCACTACTACCTATTCCACCTATTGCCGTCCACATAGCTTGATTTGCTGCTGCTTCATTTTGGCGTTCTTGATCTAACTGGGCTGCTGTTCTGTCCAAGTCCATCATTTCTCTTTCATCTTGTTTTTCAAACATAAACTTTTCTCCTTCTGCATGCATTCTATCAGCTTCCATTGCTCCTTGTGCTCGCGCTTTTTGATTAGCTACTTCTTGCTGTTCAATACTAGCTGCGATACCCTGTTTACTTTGCAAAGCAGCTTGTGCTAATGCTGTAGCGCCTCCTGCACTTGCTCCAGTAGCTCTTAACGTATCTAATGTATTAGCTAATGCTTTATCCGCTTCTTTAGCTTGAAATTTAGCAGCTTTAGTTGCAACACCTAAATTAGCATATTGATTAGTTATTCCCGCGTATGGGTTAGTAATCTCTTGCATGCTAGCACGTTGATCTTTTAATGCCGCATCTAATTCCTCTTGTTTTCCTTGAGCATCTTTAGCTTTTTGATTTGCATCTACAGCACCCGCTACCCCTGCTCCTGCGCCAATTACTAATCCTGCGACCGCTATTCCCGTTGCTACTCCCATAATATTTAGTTTATTTTTTTTATTAACTCATAAGATGGTGTACGGTCTACACTCCATCCTAAATCTTCAAAAGTATTAATTAAGTTATCGTGTTTACCTATAAATAATACATATTTAAATCCTTGTTCTTTACATACGTTCTCTGCCGCATTGATTAGCAGCTCTAAGGCGTCCTGTCTATCACTTTCTCTATATTCTGGATCTGATATAATCCATTCCAACCAAACTCCCTTAGAGTTAGTCGTATAAATAAACCCACCAATTATAGGTTTACCTTCTTTTTCCACCATTAACCCACCTAATCCATTATCGGGTAGAGCATCTCTTGATGGAGTTTTCCACTTAGGCCATTGTTCCCACCATATAGGTAAAATGTCCCAATCTTTTTCTGTAAGTCTACGTATATTTAATTCCATTTAATTTAAGTTGAAGACATAACAAAATTAGAAGATACTGCAAAGAGTTCTTTTAATCCTCCTACATCTGTATTGTTATCTGTCTGCATTGCTACTGTGACGTAGTATCCTTTTATCCCTGTAGTAGGTGCAGCTGTATTGGGATCTCCATTCCAAAAAACTACTTCCTCTTGTTGAATTTCACTAGCATTTATTAAAGGAGCTACATATCTATTTTCTTTTCTATTAAAACCAGATCTGTATTTTTCTCCTTGATATTCATATCTCCCTTCTTCATAACTAACAATAGTATTTGTTTTATCATTAAAAACTCTCCAATTTGTAGCATATGTTAATGGATCAGTATAAGTAGCTATTGGATTTTGACAAAACCCAGTTTCATCACTTATATAGCTCATAACTTCCCATCCACTACTTCCTTCATAACTAATAGTTTGAAAAGACTTAATCATAGAAATATCAGGATTAAATATAAAAGTTATTTGAGATGGAGTATAAGATTGATCATAAAAATACCCTCGATTTTCCGCAGTTGTAGAATTGTAATAATGAGACCAAAGTTGCCAATCTGGACTAGAATAAAATACATTCTTCAAACTACACATGACTATAGGTTTATAATCATAGAAACTAACCCATCCATTTATATTTTCATCAAAGTTAAGAGTGGAATATTGAGTTTCTGGATTACAACTATTCTGTATATTAGTAGGTTGTAAAGATAAAGTATAACATCTATTATGTATATCCCATCCTCCCACTATTTTGTCTTTAACGCTATATTTAACTTTTAAAGATGTAGGCCAAAATTCTATAAGCTCAAATGTAGGATCACCATTGTGACCAATAGGTCTACTTAAAGTTATAGTACAACTTTCTCCTGTTGTACCTATAATATAAGCTCCTGTTGATTCCCAAGATCCTGTAGGTGTTTCCATATAAATTAAAGAACCCGGTTCTAAAATACAACAATCGCAATCTGTGCCTAATGATAAAGTAATTTTATTAGTTCCTCCCGCAAAGTTACTAACAAGTGTCCCTGGAGGTGGAAAGACTAATTGAGCTGTTAAAGTTATTTCAGATGGATCAGTATTTATTTCTTTTAAACTATCTCTAAAGAAATCTTTCATTCCATATTCAGAAATTTCTGTAATACCATCTCTAGATAATCGTCCTATTACTCCTCGGTTTTGATCTGCAAAATATTTTTGAAATCCAAAAGTAGCAAATGATTCAGGGTTTTTACTAATACCGAATTCTCCTAAGTAAGGCACTATTTGACCTATTACTACATTAGATTGAGTTTGCATTGGAGAACCTTCAGCGGAATATACCGCATCTTTGTCTATTAATGCTTTTTGTACTTTATCTTCTTGAAATATATTTAAGTTAGTATTTTCTGCAAAAAGTTTTTGAATAGAACCATAAGCTGGATTTAAACTTTTAGTTATATCTTCGGCTATTGAAAACATATTAGTATTATTAATTCCAGTTCGTGAATTATATATACCAGAATATATTAAAGAACTTCCTCTATGTTCTTGCTGGCTAATGTCTTGAGTTGTATATGCTCGTTCTCCTAAACTAACACTAGTATTATTATATCCTCCTCTAATTCTACTTTCTTCAATAAACCACTGTCGTTCTTCTCCTATTCCATCAGGACGCCCCGTGATTGGGTTTTGATTATTTATATAAGCTCCATTCCAAGGCCATATTGGATATCCAGCAGGTTGCCACGGTAATCCAGGCCAAGTTGGTAAAGGTTCAGAACTAAATCTATCACTTACTCCATCGTTTCCTGCTTGTACCTGAGCATTTACAGTAGCGGGATCATTTAATGGTGGAGCTTGCGCTACCACTTTCTTCATCCAAAACGAGTTAAAATATTTTACGTTATGTGCGTATGCCATAATTTATAATTACATGTATTTATAATTCTTTAACTTTACGCCCAAGGAGTACTGTCAAGAGTTGGGAATGTATTGGTTTTGTGGTTATTAACTACAAATGGACATGCTACTACAAGAGGTATATCCCATTCATAATATAATCCTACCCCAGATGGTATTTGAGTAGCTGGAGAACTAGGATAAGGATTAGTAATTGCAGATCTATCAGTAACTCTAACTGTTACAACATATCTTCCTGGAGGAATTGGATGATCATAATCTACAGGCCAAGGCATAGTATTAACTCCTTTACTAACTAAAAACCCGAAATTATTAGTATAATCAGGAACAGGTGCATTGTTTGTCCATGTCTCGAAAGAAGGACTTGCTAATCCAGGATTAACAAATGCATTATTACCTCCAATTCCTAGAGAAGGATCTGGTAAAAAACTACTCCAATCAAAAGATGCTTGTTGTAATGACACTTCATATTCACCAGGTGCCGTATCAACTTTAACTTCATTAACATAATAAAATCCCCATTTTGGATTTGGTGAGAAATCTGTTGTTACTCTAATATTTCTCATATCTGGATAATCAACGGCTGCAGCAGTTAAATCTGTCCAATAATGAATTCTTCCTGTAGCAGGAGTCATATATCTTTGTCCCACTACGTTTTCTCCAGCCCCTAATCCATTGTAATCTTGAGGATCTAACGTACCTGTAGCTGAATATTCAAAATCATAATATACTGGACCGGGTACTGGTATTCCAAAGTGTCCACCAAACGAATACGTGTCTTGTATAGTAGTTCTATCGTCTTCATAATTATAAATAGCTGGAGCTAATCTTTTGGTCATTGCTACTTCTCCAAATACAATTTCTCCTCTAAATTTCATCTCCATATCACATAAATGGCTGTCCTCGTTACAAGGATCAGCTCCATATATTAATTGAGGATTACCTTCTTGAAACATAGGAACTTCGAAAAATGCACTTACTTGATATGCTCTAGGCACGCTCCATACTAACTCTTGACCATGATTAGGGTTTCTAGGGAAAATATTACCAGGTGAACCATACGCGCCATTAGCTGCTTTTAACTGGCCATTCCATCGTGGAGTTAATCCTGTAGCTTGAGGATCGTTCATTGAAGCAAATGCTGAGCCAGTATACATTCCATAATCTGTTGTACAACATGGACCTATCTTTGTTCCACCCCATGACGACCCATTACAATTAATATGTCCACACCAACATGTATAATCATATTGATTTCTGTATTGCATATCTGAAGTGCTTAATGAGAACGTATCACACTGTTCGTAACAAGCTCCTTCCCATTCATTTTCTGGAGTAAAAAAATCACCATTTGCACACCAATCGCCAGTTCCACAGCATCCACAATTATCTGCATAAGTAATGTCGCTATAACTAACCATAGAAGGAGCAAACTTTACATTGCCCGTCCAAGGATCATAAGGTTTCCAAACATTTTCCATAGGAAATGCACAATCCCATAAACTTTGCTTAGTATCCCAAGGAGGTGGACTACTTGGGAAATAATATGTTTCTCCTTGTAGTGGAGCAGCGTTTTGAACTGTTGCAATCTTTGTTACCGTAAAATTTTGGGCTTGAGAAGAACCAATAGCTGGACGATTAACTTGAAAAGTAAAATTATAAATTCTTCTATCATCATCAGCCCATGCTAAGAAATATCCATGTGGATCGTTAGCAGTTTTTAATTGATATTCATTTAATGGTAAAATTTGCTCAAATTGAAATTTATTCATCACGTTAGTAGAAGGATCTGCATTAGTATATACTCCAATTAATGCTATAGTAGTTTGATTTATAGGATCACATAAGTTAGTACCATTAGCTGCGATAGCACAGAAAGTTCCAGAACATATAGTATTAGGCGCTTGACTTTCTATTAAATCTATACTTGGGTCTTGAATATCAGTGGGAATAGTATTATCTACATTGATAATATTGAAGTTTAAATCATCAATCAATCCGCTAGTAGAAGTTTCCCAATATATATCTAAATTAGAAATTACAGGCGAAGTTTCATATATAGATAAATAAGGTACCATTCCTAAATCTGATAGTGCTTGATCAAACATTGGCCACCCTATTTGTTTTTTAGTGGAGAGTTTAGCTACGAGAGGATCAGTAGATCCATTATAAAAATGAATAGGAATACAAGTAGCTAAAGAAGTAGGATAAGAAGTTGGTTTATTTGCAGCATTAACTACGCCCGCTTGCGCATTAACACCTAAATTTAATTCTAGTAGATTACCTATCACAGGAACAGTGTCAGGTATAACGCCCGGGTTATAGTTTCTATTATAAGAAGTCCAGCTAGTTCCGCTTAGATTTGCTTTTACATTTTCTACTCTACCAAAGAGCTTAACTTCACTTCCAAAAAGTTTTTGAGTAGGACCTGGATCTTCCATGTTCCTTGGAACTTTATTTATATTATCTCCTGTTAGAACTGTAAAAGCCGTAACCGCATCATCTCCTTGTGGATAATTTATAGAACTTATTGCACCACTTTCATTAACAGCTTCTGTATATCCTACTATAAAATGAGGCCATCCTGCTAACATACCAGGTAAATATACATTATAATAGTCTTGTTGAGTCTGCTTTACTACAATTTTCCAGCTATACCACCCCAATGTATTTTGATCTCTTAGTGTTACAGCACGCCCACCGCTAGTAAAACCTTGAAACTCACATCCAAGAAGTGCCATACCGGTATCATTAACTATACTAATTATTGGTTCATTCTCTTGCCATGTATTATCACTGCTTATTACTACCATACTATCCCAGTTTAATGAACCACTGCCATCATCCTCGATATTTATAATTGCAGTAGATCCAAAGGCACCAGTAATAGTCAGTGTCCAAGAACATATTTTTGGGCAAAAAGGAGGGTAACAACCCCACCCGCTACTAGTTACATCTACTAACCCAATTAAAGTTCCGTTGTTTTGCTGATATAATCCTGGATAACCTTCTTTGTCTATAGTTTTAGGAATAACATCATGCCATGTCATGGTTATCATGTCTCCAGGCCAAGTATCGGTTGAAGTTATTATACCATTTTGAGAATTTCTGTAATCATGGAAAATAGTACTACCATATCCTCCTAGAGATTCGCTATATATACTTGATAGAATAACATCTGATTGTCTACCATATCTATCACTTAATATTACTCCTACTTGATAGGTTCTGTTTTGTTTAACAGTATGGTTTTGATATTCTTTTCTTACAAAATCTTCCTTAGGTTCGTCTGCTACTGGAATTATAGGTTTTTCATTTATTGAAGTAACATAAGCTAATCTATCAGGAGAAGTATGTTTATCAATATAATTACCATACATTATTCTATTACCACTTGCTTCTTGCGCCAATGCTCGTATAGGAACTTTATCATAAACACGTAATAACGTAGAAGCTGGAAGAGTTTTCCAAGGTTCTCTAGATTGATAATCATAATTGTAAAAATCTGAAGTTAAATCATCAAATTCACTGGCTTCTATTGTATCTAATATATACGCAGTATTACTTTCTGAATCTTTATAAATTATATCTATTTCTATTACTTTAAGCGTATTCCCTAAAGTGTCATAATCAATTCTATTATTATCAACAGAAGCACAAGGGATTTGTAATCCAATGTTTTGAATCTTATTCTCAAAAAAATCTACAATAGTACTATCATAAGCTCTTCCTTCGTCTCCTAATAAAGTAGTGGAAACATCTTGCACAATGTTTGGTGGAGCTACACCAGTGTTTAAAACGGGAGGAGTTACAGTTGGTAGATTATTATTAATAAAATACCCATCTTGTTTAGGAACAAAACACGCTTGAGTAAACGGAGCTAATAAAGAATATTCTCCATCATCAAATTTATATCTATAACTAAATCTAACAAATTTATCACTCAAAAAATTCTTATCTCCTGGCCAAGCAGCATCATATAGTGGATTTGCAAAACTAAAGTAAATTAAATCTCCTTCTGCTAATGTTTGACCTTGATCTACTACTACGGTTGTACTACCTACTGGTGTATCAGGAGTGACACTAGTTATTAAAACATTATTACCTACAATATTTGGTCCCCCAGCTTTTACTCCTGGCTCTAAATTAGTATATACTCCTTCCAATTCAAAACTCAATCCTCCTGATGGAACATCAATTTCTCCCACACAATAAACAGGTAAATATGGATCTGTTACATTTTCCATTGTAGACTTCCATTGCTCTGGTGCTGATGTTTTTTTCAACAAAGATATACACTCGAAAGGATAATACTTTGCTACTGAAATATGATCTTCATCTGTATAATACCCAGGCGCGCCATTTAAAATAAAAGGACTATTTAAGGCTGTGTTTATGTTTATTTTTCTAGGTTGATTTCTATTATCTGTCCAAAATAATAAATCTTCTATTACATTTACTCCAGTAATAGGGTAATTTTTTGCAAAGTTTAGAAAATCACCACCTACTAATAATCCTCCAGTGTTATTAATTGCATCAAAATATGCAATGTAACTATTGTGAGCAGAAGAAGACGGAGTTATTAGTCCACTTGAGGAGTTTACTCCAGTGGTATTATTTGCTAATGTACTAGGAGAGTTATCTGTATAGTCTGTTATAAAAAAATAAATTCGGTCTCTGTCTTGATCTACAAAGTGCCCAATAATATCAAATGCACAATCATCTAGTTCAAAGCTAGTAATGAAATTTGTACCTAAAACATTTTCTAATGCTCCCACATCTGCAGCATCGGATCTACTAATTGAAACATTTTTACCGAATCTGTATTGTCCATTAGGAATTATTCTACCATCTAGATCTTGATTCATCTTAGACTGAATAAATGTATTTTTTACTTCTGCCATTTAGTTAAAATTTAAGCCATTTTGATTTTCCTCTTAATACTTGAACGAATTCATCTAGTTTAATATTACTTAATCTAATTTTAGCGTTTCTTAATGCAGCTCTTCTTTCTTTCTTAAAACGTTGAACAACATATTCTGGAGTGTTTATTCTTGTAGATAAAATACCGTGCAAAATATGCATATATAATGCTGTTTCAGCCATTTTAGGAACTTTTGCATCTAAATCATATGCTAATCCATCAGTTATATATTCTATAGTTATAAGTTTTTTATGTAACACGCTACTAAATCCAAATTTGCCTTTTCGGTCATCTACCGTGAACCATCCATTTCTTTGAGCATATTCTGGAATTAATCCATATCGTTGTCCTAATAATCTTATATCCCAATATCTATACCAATTATCTCCTAATCCTTGAGGATCAAACAGAGGATCAATAGTAAAGTCCTTATGTTGATCATCCCACCATTCTTCTGTTAAAGACGTGCCTTGAAGATTTTCTTCCCATTTATCTTGAATAGGTACTCCAATCTCGTTTTTAAACATTTCATCTAAATTAGCTGGAGTATTATCTTGTAAAGGAGTTTCATAAGGATTTATAGTCAAGTCTGTAGGATAAATAATATGTTTTATACCTGCTCTGTCAATCCACGAAAATTCTACATAATTTACATAATCTTGAGGAATTATTATAGATAAATTATCTGGAACAGTAACCTCTTGAGACTTTATACTACGTAGTGTATCATAACTAAACTCTTGTAAACCTCTTTTTGCGTGGAAAATTACATCTCCTCTAGCTGCTTGAGAAACTAGTTTATCTTTACCTATATACATCATCATGAAGTTATTTACTATATCTTCTAAAGATACGTATTGATATCCTCCATAATTATTCCATAATGCTGGAATTGTAATCTGAATACCTACCCATCCTATTGGCAGAGGAGCTGCGGGAATTATAGTATTTCCTTCTACTGTATATTGTAATATGTATTCTGTCCATGTGCTTCCTACTCCCACAAAAGGCCCAACCGCACTAGGAGAAGTATATATTTTAAAGTTATTTAAAGCATATTCAGGATCAGCCGGATCATAAGCTGTTGTTGAACCTATTTCTAATACTGTATTAAAATCAAAAAAGAAAGTTTCTCCTGCTATTCCATCTACTGATAGTATAGATTGACCAGAGTAATATTGTGCATTTGTTTCATGGATTAATCCTCCATCTGGTGTATTTCCCATAGCTTATTAAGATTTTTCGTTAATTTGTTCTTGATTCATCATTTGAGCAGCGTTTTGTACAATTTGTGGATCTCGTATAACTACTCCTGCATACATTAATATTTGTATTATTAAATCTGTTTGTTCACTAGGATGTAATTCAAAATTAACAGAAGGTACAGGTTGATATATATAAGCACCAGCTCCTGCTTGACCTCCGGGAATAACACTATATCCCCAAATAGGATCATTAGGTCTTCTAATACATAAAGCATCAACAGAATTACTCAATAATTCATTATCTTTTGGTCCATATATAGTAACGCGTTCAGGTAAAGCACTTACGCCGCCATTATATCCCCCAGCTTGACTATAGATAGGTTGAACTTCCGTAGGTTCAGTGTAATTGGAATTGCTTCTCAAAATCGCTTGGCCAGGATCTACTCTTTCAATAATGAATTGTTTACCTCTTTTTATGTTATTATAATATAAACTTCCAATAAAATATATTGCCTGTGTTCCATCAGGATTCAATGGCATTGTATAATGAGGTCTAGAAGGAGGAATATTTACATACGCTAGAGGAATAGTATCTTTAAATATAGACATCTTTTCATCTAAATTATCTAATCTATTTCCATATTCACTATTGTTTTGAGGAACTCTAAATTGTTGATTAAAGTCTTCAAAATATTTCTCAAATATTTCTAGTTGAACTTGTTGACCAATTTTATTAAACTCTCTAGGAGTTATATATCCCCTTTGTTCTTTGTTTAAGATCAACAGTACTGTTTTATAAACATCATCTACATTTATTGCCATTATAATTATTTTCTTATAAAAAAAAGGCGGCGATTAGGCCGCCTTAATTAGTATCACTTGTTATTATACTTTTTTATCTATTGTTTTATAAACTTCAACTCCTTCATCTGTTTTAAACCAAGCAGCTAATGCTGAATAAGGGTTTTCATCAAATGGAATAGTAAATAGTTTACGTCCATTAGATCCCCATTTAAAAGTTCTTTGGTCTTGAGAAAGTGTTATAATACCTGCTTCTCGAGCTTTTATTCCAAAATTTCTTAACTCTACATTTTCATCATTTAGTAATGTTAAAAATAAGATAGGGTCTCTTTTTGCAAACAATAAACAATCTCTTTTAATTTCTTTAGAACTCATTTTAGAAACTATTGATCCTTCTTCAACTCTAAGGATTGCTTCCATATGAGAAACTTCTAGATCTCTAGCTGCATTTAACGCATCTATTTCTATATTTAAATCTTCTAAAGCATCAATTGCTATTGCTTGAGGATTAATTTCTGCATATCTTCTTCCTAAGTGAGGATGATAAATAGATAAAAGTTTTTGTAAAGCTTGTTTTTCTTTTGGCACATATAAAGTTCCATCTTTAAAAACAATATGCTGCATAGTACATTGTCCTTTCTGGTCTTCTACAAATACCGATTCTTGATTAGTTGCATATCTAATTTCTTTTTGTGATCCTTTTTCATTGTCAAACCAAAGTAAAGGAAAACGTCTTGTATGTTTCGAAGGTAAAGTATACGTTAATGGTGCTTTACCGTTTAAAAGATAATAATTTCTATCTTTAAGTTCCCAAGTTGGGTTTTCTGTTTTTATTTCTTCTTCCATAATATAATATAATATAATAAATAATTAGTTAAAAAAGACCCCTAATTAAAGGGGTCTTGATAGTTTTAAATTTAGGATACCTCTAACCCAGTGATAGTATAGAGCGTAGGCGCCTCTAAATACATCGTTGGAATAGAAACATTCGCAAATTCAGGTATATGATACGGATCACCAACTCCTGCTTCTAATGCAGAATTAAGAGAATCAATAGCTGATTGAGGAAGCGTACCTCCCATATCACCATCAAATTGAATCTCTAAAGTTGTTAAAGTTCCGCCTGCAGGATCTTGTATAGTAAGATCTATTACAGAAAGTGCACCAGCATTAGCATAAGCTGTGATTAGTATAGGAATGTCAACATCCACTATAATATCACCAGTTTGTATACCTCCACCACCAGTTAACTGGCTCGTGTTTGTGTTTGTGTTTATGAATTTTATAAGCATAACTTTATATTTTTAATGATTAAACAATTAAGCCGTAAATAATACGAAGTTATTAGCTGCTTGTACACAAAGACATCTCTCTGACAAGTAATGGACCTGCATAGCATCCAAGCTAGAAGTATAAGCACCTCCAACAGAACCAGTGATCCAAGATTTCAATCTTCTATCATCTGTTTCCGACGCTCTATATCTAACATGTAGAAAAGGTCGTCTAATGTTTTGACCAAGCATTTGATCATACACTGTTGAAGTACCAGCTGGTATCATAACACCTTTGATGTTATCAACCATACCTCTAGTAGAAGCATCATTTAAGTATTTCCAATCAGTTTTATAGAAGTCATAAGAACCTCTTCTAAATCCTGAAAATCCAAAATTTAATGCCATCTCATCGGAATTATCAAATAGACCATAAGAAGCTGAAGCAACTGAAGAATAACCTCCACCGGCTTGAGCACCAATCATATCATCAAAATCCAAAGCTGTAGCTCTATCTAAGAAAAGCATGTTTTCTTCAATAGCACCCTGCTTATCTAATTGTTGCAATATTTGATCGAAATCTCCTAATGCACCTGTTCCTGGAGCCGCAGCACCTGAAAAACCAGCATAAACGTTTCCTCTATTTTCTAAAGCATCAAACATACCTTGAGTACCACCACCACCTTGGGCTAATGCAGCCGAACCAGCAGCAGCAATTTCACCTTCAACAAGTGCCATTTCTAAGTAGTCTTCATATCTTAGTCTAGTTTCAGACTCAGCTTTCATATACCATAAAAATCCAGATCCTCCGTCTTCAGTAGATACTTCAACCCAGCCAATTTGTGCTGTGTCAGAACCATTTACTTCGTACTGATCTTTAATAATCATTGGTTTATTATTGAACTGTGTAAAGTTCGGAGTAACTCCACCGCCCATGCCTTCAGTTCCTTTAGCGAAATCTGAACCATAAACGAATAATCTTAATCCTAGTGTATTTAATGGAATACCATCAGCTACGAAAGTATTGCCATCATATAAAGCAACTTGGATTGAACCTGCAGCTACACCTGGAGCTGGAGTTTGACCGTAGTTATAACCTGTATCTGTAACAATACCTTTTAGAGTAATGCCACTTGCAGGATCAAAAATAACAACAGTTTGATTAACTCTAATAACGTTTTCTCCTGCTGGAGCGTTTAACGCAATTAAACCATCTACTGCTACATCTTGATCAGCATTGTCATAAGCTATGTGTAATCTATTTTGTTCAGACCAGATTACTTGATCTGAGGTCATTGGCATTTCTGCCCCGACCATTCTTAAGAATCCAGAGATGGTTCTATTACCATATCTTTCAACTTCTTGTTCGTATAATTCAGGTAAGTATTGTTGAGCAAAATCTGCAAAATCCCCTGCCAAAGGCTGAGTCCATTGCAAATAATTTGTCGTTAATGCTACCTGCTCGGGAAAAGGTTGTAATCCCGCATTCATTGTTGTAAACGCCATTTTTTTTGTTTTATCGTTTTTTGTTTATTTTCAACCTAGAACTATCTACTCCGCTAACGGCTTTAATTTTCATTCCTCCAATACTAATATCATCTCCACCCGTAGGTCTAGCTTTTTTATTTATATTTTTAGAACTAGCAACTACATTTTTAGTTGCATCTGATATTCCTTGTTCATAAAAATGTTTTACAAGGGTATCTACGTTACGAGCAGCATAAATAGCTTTATGATATCCATTATAATCTTTAACAGTACCGTCTTCGTTTAAGAACGTCTTAACAAAATCTTGAATGTTTGATTGTTTACTGGCAACATCAGAAGGATTTCCAATTTGATATTTAAACTTCTTTTCTCCTACGTTAAAATCAAAACCTTTGAATTCAGAGAAATAATGGTTAGTATCTTTTTTGAATACCTCGTGTTGTTGTTGTGCTACTTCTTGTCTATCGTTGTATCTATTAAAAAAATCCATAGCTTTGGTCTGTTCTTGAGTAGTACCAGGTCTTAACTTAATCTCTTGGTAATATTTACTCTTAGTTTCCTCCAAAAAGCTTTTGGCTTTTTCAACTTCTTCTTTAATTGCAATTCTTTTTCTAAGAACTGATTTTTCATCATCATACTCTTCATCAAAAGCAAATTTATCTTCTAATTGTAGATCAATTTCTTCTTGACTTAAATATGGTTTATTATTTTTATAATATTCTTTTAATAATTGTGTATCATTAATTTTAGAATAATCTGCATTTAATCTTACATAATCCTCTAAATCACCACCAGTATTTTTCATAAATTCTACTAATTTATCAATATTTTCTGGTAGTTCTATAGAACTTTTTTGTTGAGTTTTTAAATTCCTTTCAACACTGTCTGTATTTATATTTTCATTAGAATTTATTATTGTTACTTCTTTTTCTTCTTTCTTTTCGGAAGATTCTTTAGATTCGGTGTGTGTTGATCCCACTTCTTGCAATCCCACGTTGTCTTCTTTCCTTTCTTCTGTGCTATTTTCAACAGGTGATAACACATCCCCCTTTGATTTAGGCTCTGATATGGCATCGTTTTCTTTTTTACTTAAATCAATTTTTGAAGGAGTTATATCCTTTTTTACTAATTGTGTAGGTTTTTTCTTAATGGTCAAAGATTCAACCTTAGTATTTACTACAGGTTCTTCTCTAACAGGTTCTAATGTCGTGTCCATGATATGATATTATATAATTATTGTATATTTACTTCTTCAGTAACTTCAGTTTGGGCTTCAGGAGATTCATTTACTCCTTCTACCGGTAACGCAGGATCAGCTCCTGGTTGAGAAGATACTGGGGAAGTTTCGAAATTAATAGGTAAAGAATTATTTCTTCTTTGATCAATTAATTCACTTTGTTGGCTAGCTTGCATTTGTGTTCTACCATCCTTTCTGTCTTCTATTCTATTTTCTTTTTGTTGCATTTGTTGCAAATCCATAGTCTTCAATTGCTTGTCATATTCAAACTGAACTGCCATTATTTGCTTTTGAATTTCAGCTTGTTGTTGTAATTTTTGAATTTCAAATTGTGATTTGCCTTGTTCTACTTGTAACTCAGTTTGAGCTAAAGCTTGTTGTTTTTGGACTTCTGCCATAGCTGCCTTTTCAGCCGCTTCCGCATTAGCTTGTGCTTGAGCTTGCATCATTTGCTCTTGACGTTTTTGATCTTTTTCAGCTTTTTGCTTCTGTCTTAATTTAAGCAATTGATTAGCTAAACTCAAGTTATGAACTTCTCTAATATCAATAGCATCAGATAATGATATAGTTTGTTGTTGTAAAGCCATTTGAATATTTTGTTCTAATAATGCCTTTTCTTCTTCATCTGGTTCAATTTGTAAGTATAATCCAAAATCACACATATGTATATTTTCAATTTCTTTTAAAGTCTCTACGTTATATAAACTAATACTACTTACTAAAGATTCTTTTAATAAATCAAATTGTATACTATCTGCCACTCTTAAACAAATATTTTCACATGCTCTTAATGTTAAAAATAGACTAGCTTGCAAAATATGACGAGTTGCCACATTGGATTGAGCAGCCGCTAATTTTTGTAAACCAACTAACGCATCTTTGTCAGGTTGACTTCCATCTCTAGCTTCATTAAGTCCTGTAACATCTCTTATCATTTGAAGATAATATTGATAAGTTTGAATAAGAGCTTGGATTTTTTGTAATCCACTAGAGGTAGTTAATTCTTGAATAGGTACTTTCGCATGATTAACATCCCCATCTTGCGTCATAGATCGCCCTACTATGCTTCCTGTTTGAAAATACATATTTAAGGCTTCGGCAGGATTATAATTTGTGCCATTACCAAGATCTACTTCTGCTAATCCATCTACATCTACGTATACTCCATCTGGAACTGTCCTTGCTAATACTTGTTGTAATTTTAAAGAAGTCAATTGAATCATATCGGCAAATCCAATCATTCTATGCACTAACGACTCTATTCTTCCTTTGTATAGATTCGGTGCACAAATACTATAATTCATGTTAACCTTACAAGTATTAGAAAATGGCCTTGTCATATTCTCAGCAATCTCCCATCTCAACAAAAGTGGATGTCCTACTATTTTAACCCCATGATACAATACTTCTATGGATCTAGATACTCTATCAAAATTGTCATTGGGAGGAGGATTAAAACTATCAGTTTTCTCAATAGTTTTTTCTAATCCATGCTCAGTATGTTTTACTTTAAATACTTGATCAGCAAAAGTTTTATATTCAAAATATAATACTTGAACAGTATTATTATTGTTTTGACCTTCCCAATTTCTTACATAATTAGTATTACCTGGAAATTTTTGTATTTCTTCTAATTCTTGTAAAGATATATCTGGAAATTCTTTTCTTAACTCTGGTAATGAAATATTTTTAACTTCTCCTACGTAGTATATATCTTGAAAATTAGGATCTTCAGTATATGACCAAACTAAACAAGCGGGATCTACATATTCTACTGTTATACCCTCAGCTCTATTCCAATTAGTTTTTACAGCTCCTATTCCTAAAGTAACTAAATCTTTATTAAATCTTCTTCTTGTGAGATCATATTTATTTTTAGCTAATGTATTAGATATTAATTCTTCTTCTGCTAATTCAATAGATTGCTTATAATCTAATTGCATATGAATTTCTAATTCTTGTTCGCTCTCGGGAACATCATCCATGAATTGAGTGTCAGATATATCCATACCTAATGACTCTTGCACTTTGTTCATGTAGCCTCTAGTCTTAATATCCTTATGTATTCTAGTTGCGTACTCAGTTCTTTTTTGTCTCGAGGCAGGGTCTTGAGCATATGCTCGTATATCATATATCTTGTCAGACATACCATTTACTACTATATCTACAAATTTAGGTATTACGGGTACAATAGACCAATCTAAGTTTAAATAAGATAAATCCCCATTAATAGATATTTCATCTTTATATTTCTGGATAGGTTGTTCTCCTCTTGCATAGAGTCTTCTTCTGTGAAACACGTCCCAATTAAAAGAATATCTAGTTCCTCCAACTCCCTGTCTAAACCACTCTCCTTCTATAGCCCTAGCAACTAATAACCCATATTCTGGCGTCATTTTCTCTTCTTGAGAAACTACTTGGTCTGGAAAGGAACTTCTTGTATTTGTATAAATCATTTATTAACTATTTTTGAAATAACACCATCGTTGTCATATATCTTAATTCCTAAATCTATTTTCTTCATTGATCTATCTGCAATTGGTTTATATTTATTTCGATTACAAGCCAATAAAGCTAATCCAGAACTAATACTAGCATCGTGCTTGGTTCTATTATGTATATTAAATTTTGCCCAATCTTCTAATGTTTCTTGAAAATACATTTCGCCACAGTAGCCAGTAGTGTTAACTCCTACATGATTTTCTATGTAAGATTCTATTGCTGAAGCATGAGCTTGTTTTATATCTTCACTTGAATTAGGAATACCACCTAATTCTCTTTCTGTTACAGATAATTTACTTAAAATTTTATCTGGTCTATTTATTGAGAAGTGTCTATATCCTCTTCGTTTTAAATAATATAATAACCTAGGTTTATTATTCTCAGCTAATATAGGCATTCCATAAAAAACTAAAGACATTAAAACATCTTCAAAGAACATTTCCGCAGTAGGAGGTCGTGATATATATTGTAAGAAAAAGAAATTGACTGGTCCATCTTCTAAATGAAATTTTGTTAACCCGTGCAAAGAACCTTTTGATCCTCTTCCATCTACTGTACCTGAAATATCATAAGGATCGCATCCAAAGGCTCCCATATGTGAGTTTCCTGGATATTTCAATCCTTGTTTTACTAATACTTGATTTTGTAAACCAACAGCAGGAACCCAACCAATTTTAAATCTACCACTATTATTTGGTACGAAGATCACTTGAGTATCTTTAATACCATCTAACCACATGAAACTTCCTTGAGTAATCTGAGTCTGATTGTTTACATCTTCATTATAATCTATTTGCTCATAGATTTTTACTAAATTAAATAAAGATTGTTTTGTTTCATCTCTAAAAGCATGTTTTTCCGTACGGGGAAATTGACGGTAATATTCATTTAAAGCATCTTGATCACTTTTTAAACCATCTACTTCATTATCCCAATGCTCAACAACACCAATATGTATCCAATTATTATCTATACCTTTTATAGGATTTTTTGGAGTATCAAATACGGGCATTCCATATATATCAATAAATCCCTCATAATTCCATTCCATAGGAATAAACAAAGAATATAATCCTTCTTTAGTTTGTAAATTACGATTTCTTATAAAAACATTAGATCCTGTGTAAATATCTTTAAAATTTTGTCCACCTTTATCTAGTGCATTAGAAGTAGATCCCATCATACATTTACCTACAATTCTACTACCTAATCTTAAACAGGTTTTAGTAACTTTCCAGTTGTTTTTAATGTTATCAGGTCTCTCCCATTTACCACTTTCATCATGAGCTAATATTTTCAATTTCTCCCCATCGTAACTGTTATCTCCAGTATTTTTCCAATCTATAGTTGTATCTAATCCTTCTAGTTCTCTAAGCTCTTCATTAATTTCCAGTTTTCTACGTGTGAGTTTAGATGCTGGTACTCTATACGCCAATTCGGTTTTAGGACGATCCATACCATCTTGGATGGGTTTGAAGAAGAATGGATAGTTAATTGAGATGGGTACGACTTTATCTGTGAACATCTTTTTAGCATCTGCACCAGATTTAGATAAAATACCATATCTACTGTCGGATGATATGGTTGCTTGATTGACCAATTCAGCTGATGACATAAAAGAAAATCCTGATCGTCTGTTTTTAAGGTAACACATTCCGTAGCATCTGACATCAGCTTTACAGGCTTCCCAAAAGATATAAAACAATCTATTTGATTCTCTATAATCGGGAGCTCCGATATCGATTTTTGACCATTGCAAGTACATGTAATGAGTACCAGTAATATAAGTAGGTTTACCATTATTGTAAAACCAAAACCCTTGATCACGTCTATTAAATTCTTCATCTATATAATCCCACCATTTTTCTCTAAATTCTATAGGATACTTTTCCCAATCAAATCTATTTTTTATTTTACTTAATTCTTTTGGATATAAAGCTTTTTCCCAATATTGTTCTTGCTTATCTTCATGTCTTTTATATGACTCATGAACAGTTGGTAAAGCTATACGTAGATTTTGAATTTCTATAATAGACCCAATCTTTCCTGTTTTACTAATTACTACAAAATCATATTCAGGATTATATCCATACTCCCACTTTTTAAAACGATTTTGTTTTTTTAATATTTTAGGATTAACTATATCTTTAACTTCCTTCCATAAGGTTTGTTGATACATTACTTAGATCTTTTTTCTGCAAATCCTTTAAAAGTGTCTACTGGTTTTATTCTTTCTTTATTTCTACCTTCTAAAATTTCTTCTTCTTCTTCTATTCTAATTAAAATTTCAAATGCATCAAATATAGCTAGTTTCTTTGTTGCTGCTGCATTCTTTAGTCTATCTGCAGAGATATCATCCCCTGAGTCAACTATCGGCTCTTTAGCGACCTTTATGAGTTCATCTACTGCTACTTGTCCAGCTTGGATTATATTCTTTTTCGTTTCCTTTACATTCATATTTAATTATAATATCTTTTGATTTCATACAATATAATAAAGTTTCATCTATCACAAATTCAAACTCTCTATGTGGTTTAAATGATACTATATCTTTTCTTAATATACCTTTTTTTTCCAACGCCTTATTCCCATACTTAATTATACCTTTCTGAATTTCATCTTCTATAGGTATTACAAAACATCTATCACTAAAACTGTTCCAAATATTATTTTGTTTATATAAATATAATTGATCAATACCACAGAAATATAAATTATCTTTAAAATAAGATCTACTATTTCTTTCTATTCCTTTGACATCATGCCATCTTCTAAATACATTGTGATGAATA